GGTAGATCCTCTCAATCGAGATCTGATTCTTGGCCACCTCGGCATTGTTCACAAAGGCCTTGACCATGTAGTCGGCCTTGTCGATGAGCCTCAGGTCGAGCTGGATGCCGGTGGCCGACACAGAGAGTACCTCATAGTCGGATTCCGACACCTCGGTCAGAGCCATATTCGCTCCAATCTTGTAGAGCTTGATGGTGTATCCGGAGTCAATGAGAGCACCGGCCAGATACACCTGGATGGGGATGGTCCTCTGGTACTCATTCCCATCCCTGGCAGCAGCTTCCACGGAAGCATCAGCAGCTATGATACCATGAGCCACCTTATAGTCATACAGATGCAGCTTGTCATCGAAGGGAGAATATCGGAGATTGTTCTCACCGATGGAGATGCCATAGGAGTCCTCACTCTTATCCACGGTGGAGAGGATGATGGGATCCGTCTTGATGTGGATGGTGACACCGAGCCTGGTGTCCACCAGGTCGGCCTCGAAATGGAGTGAAGCCCTCTCCAGAGGAGAGATATTCTTCAGCACGGTCAGGGAGCCTCTGGTGGATCCGGTAGCTTCCACGGTGTATTGATTCTGCCAGCTCTCCAGTGTGGTGATGTCGGTGTCATTGACATACCACTTCATATTGGCCAGCGAGGAGTTGGCCACAGGATTCGGCCAGCTCCCATCGGCAGCATGTGCATTGATGATTGGCCGGATGACAGTCGGAGACACACTCCGATCCGGCTCATATTCCTGTGTCGAGGCATTATAGACCTGAGTGCTCGGACTATATGCAGACTCGCAAGAGATGGCCACCGATACTGTCAGTGGTGCAAAGTCTCTCCTGATGCGTTTTCTTCCGGTTTCCATTATATTTCGATAAATCCGACAGCTTGAAAGTTCTCATCTATGGTGGCAGTGACAGTGAAGGTGGTGCTCTCGGCATCCCCAAGGTCATTCAGCGATTGGGAGAATTCTATGTCTATCTCCCCATCGAAGAGCCTGGCCTTGCTGGTCATGTTCCAGGCTGCATCCTCAATCGGATCACCGGAGTCTCTCACAATCCTCCAGGTGGTCACCTGCTCTGTCACATCCTCATACATTCCCTTCCACACACGGCAGGTCAGGTGCATCACCTCTCCCCATGCCAGGAAGGAGTCTCCATTGGTATCTATCTCCAGCCTCAGAGGGAGCTCTGAGAAGGGAGTGAATATCTCCTTGATCCATTCCTTGATGGTCCCCAAGCTCACCTTCTTCCACTCCTGCACGAAGGGAGACTGGACCAGGAAAAGCAGTGAATTCTCCAGATTTGCATCCGGATAGTCCACCACTCTAGGCACTAAAAAAAAAAGCTCACCGGATGGAGACGGCACCTCAAGCATTGGGAATTCCTCATTGGTCCTCACAATCTTCAGGAGAGTCCCATCCTCGGCCAGCGAGAAGTTGAAGTCGCTGGAATTCACATTGGCCTTGTCTGAAGCAGTGATGCTGGAGGAATCGAGCACAATCTCCTCGATGTTGCTGTCCATGATAGTCCACTGCTTGGAGCTGGCAAAGAATTCCCACAGCCATATAGCCTCGGTCTTGCCGACATAGCCGGTATTCTGGCTCCATGCCCTCTCCGGCCCCTCGGTGATGTTTATCTTCCGGTCATCCAGCTCGGCCACCTCATGAGTGATGCTCGGAGCCAGGCTCCTCTTGCCGGTGAAGCAGAAGGTGTCAATGCCTCCGAGGGAGTTCACACACAGGTAGTAGTGCTCATCCCTGGTCACCGGAGCAAACACATATCGCTGGATGTAGGAAAGCCTGGTACCACCGGTGGTCTCCACCCACACATCCACCATGCCGGAGAGCTCATCGGCACTGTGGGAGCTGAGAGAGAAGAGATGCTGCATCTCCATGTTGTAGGTGATGAGCTTGCCGGCAGTGGCAGTATTGACGGTGACAGTCTCCGGATTGCCCTGGAGAGGATAGAATTGTGCCCTCACACGGCTGGCCGACTCATGGTAGTAGGTGAGATACTCCGGCTGATTCCACCGGACTCTCTTCGACTGTGGTTGCCATGTGAGCCAGTTTGCCTGGAGGAAATTGCTGGCAGTGTCGGAGAGCTTCCTAACACCACCGGCAATGACGGTGAAGGTCTTGGCCAGGCTTCCATCGACATAGGCAGAGAATTCGGCCTGGCCATTGCTCTGCTCATAGACATTCGAGCTCGGAAGGCTGATGGAAAGGAATTGAGCACAGACTTCCTGCACATCGATTTCCACCATTGTGCTGCCATTCGGATCATAGGTCTCCTCGATGATGGTGACACCGCCCTTCATGAGCTTGAAGGAGACGGTGCTGGAAGAGTTGATCCGGAATCTCTTCAGGTTTCTCAGGAGACTCAGAGTCTCAGGTGTCTGTATTACAGTTGCCATGATGCAAATTTATGAAAGAGGCTACCAGAGCGATAGGACATTATATGACAATGGGAACAGAATCAAACCATTCTTCCAGGCCCCACACACCAATCACTGTGTCTGAAGTGGACCGAGGAGTGGTGACTCTGTGGATGAATTGGATCTGCCGGAGGATGTGAGGACTCTGGATGCCGAGAGCATTGGGAGAAGGAAGGAAGATATCCTTTTCCTCGGCCACATAGGGATCCGTCTCATCATACTTCCAGATTACCGTCCCGGATGTGTACTGTGCAGCCAGCTCATTCTTTTTGGCTGTGATCTGTGTCTGATTGATCTGCCACTGGTAGATAGGCTCCGGCACGGATATCGGCTGGTCATCCTGGCCATCGGCAAAGTCCTTGATGAGCTTGAATTCCGCTTCCAGGCATCGGATCTGCTTTCCGACCTCATACTTCAGGCTCACCGGCAGCAGAGTCTGTCCCTCGAAGAGCTTGAGCTTGTACATGTCATACTTCATCAGATCCTCGATGGACAGATTGAATCGGCCCTTCACGGAAATGGCATTGTTGAGAAGGTGCTTGTTGTAAGCTCCGAAGAATCGAGGCACCATCTCTTCCGGGATGAGGCTCATGGCACCGGAGATGAGATTGCCTCGGTTGTTGTATTTCTGAGTGGTGGCCATGTAGTATTTCCCATCGGCAGTGATAGGCACCCTGGCATGTTCATCAGCATTGCCATAGCTCGGCCTCTCTTCTGTCAGGCCGGCATAGTACACGATGAGGATCTCCTGGTCCTCATCCTTCAGGCTGTCATTATAGCTGGTATTCCGGTGGCACCTGTCACCGATGTAGGGAGCCGTGATGCCATAGTGGCCCACACGGACCATAGGAGGCACCAGGTCATCCGGAGAGAAGGATTCGGATGTGTCAGAGTTGCCTCGGTCATACTTGAATTGATTGGTGCCAATCTTCACCTTTTTTGTGGTGGCTCCACCAGACCTTGGACTCCGGCCACCGTAATTCACGAAGGAGAGATGCACCTCATAGTAGTCACCGGTGGAGAGCCGGAGCACCAGGCAAGGTGTGAGGATGGAGGCAAAGAGCGACTCATCACACGGCTTGATGTAGCCGTATTTCTTCACCAGGTCATCCAAGGTGTCGGCTGCTGCAGCAGCTCCATCCAGGCCGGTATTCGGCTCCATCACCACACGGCTGGATGCAGAAAATTGCTTGGTGGCATGGCCGAGCAGCTTCTTGGTCAGATCCAGGTCATAGCCGGCAGAGATGATGTCCTCCAGGAATACGATATCCACCTGCTTGCTGGCAGGATTGACCACGATCTGAGCATGGAATTTCATCCGGAGCCATTCCAGGAATTCGGAGATGCTCTTATTCGGCACCAGGTCGGAGTAGTCTATCTTGCCATTGCAGATGACATCGGAGCAGTTATGCACCAGCACCAGGTTGCTCAGGAAGGAGTCCGATGTAAAGCAGTTGGTGCCGACCGTATATCCGCAAAGCTGGAAAAGCAGCTCCAGGAATCGAGGGAATTTCAGGAAGGGAGCGATACCATAGCCCTCCGGCACTGACACATCATCAGAGCCTTCCTTCACCACCCTGGGAGAGTGGGCCAGTGGCCAGATCTCATCATAGGTGGCATTGTCATACAGAGGCTCATTGTTGAGCTGGTAGTTGCCATCATCATCCATTGCCACGGCCACCGGGAATACACGGAAGTCCGATGATACCTGGCATTTGTACACCTGCCAGAGCCAGGAGTACCATGCAGATGGAGTGTTGTAGGTCTGGAGCACCCTGGCAGAGAAGAGCTCCTTCAGATTCTTATTCTTATAGACACTGTAGAAGGAGGAGTCCTCCAGAGCCATCGAGCAGGTGATGGAGTCATCGGTGGCAGATGCCACCACCAGCTCTCCCTTCTTCTGGAAGATGCCCTTCTGGATGGTGGCCGGAAAGGAATTCACATACCGATTCTTCCTGGCAATCCTGCCGGGAAAGCCAAGCTTGGCCTGGTCGCTCGGAGTGGCCGGGATAGTGGCAGCAATGGAAGCAGCACCCTCCTCTGAGAAGAAGGCACTATTCTGCTCCACCTCGAAGCTGAAATTGGAAGGAAGGGAAAGCTCTCCCTGCTCGGTGACTAGTTTCATACCTTTCCGGTGATTTTCTTCATGTTCATCTGGAGCTCCTGCTGAGAGTTGATCTGAGAGAGCACCACATAGGCAGGAATCCCATTGTCAATGATATACTGGAGCACGGCCACAAGCTGTGCTATGAGAGCCGGATCCATTGAAGCGAGAGACGGTGCCACCATGTCGCTGGAGGGAGATGTCATGCCACCATCCGCAAAGCCGGAGATTCCAGAGATGGAAGTCCCTCTCTTCCTGGCCTGCTCCAGCCTCCGGAATACAATCGGATTGGACCGGACCATCGAGGCCGGAGCCACCCACTCATTGGCATGGACCACACCCACCTCCTGGTAGTCATTGCTTGCCGGAGTGGTGTATCCACCACCGGAGAAGCCGGTCGGCACCCTGGATCCAATCTGTGTGGAAGAAGAGGATGAGCCTGAGGCTCCGGCAGTGGTGGCCATGATGGCATTCTTCTGAGCCACGATAGTAGCTACCTCAGCAGCAGAGGTAATACCGATGATGCCGGCAGCGATAGCACCGGGAATAGGACCGAGCTGAGCAAAGGCCTGCATCACGGCCAAAGCACCGGCTGCAAGAGTCTTTGCTATGCTGATGACCATATCGGCCACGGCATACTTCTTCTGAGTCTCCAGCTTCTTCTGCTCATACTCATTCTCGATCTCCTCCTTCCTTTCGGCATTGTCACCGACAGCAGCGATCTCGGCCTTCATCCTGGCATCCAGATGAGCCTGCTCGGCATCCTGGAGAGCTGTGACCATGTTGGAGACACCCTCGATGATGGACTGAGCCTTCTGCATCCCTTTGTCC